CTGGCCGGTGCGTGCGGGCGCCTCCACGAAAACGTGCACTCCTGCGAAATCCCCAAGCGGCGAGGGCGGCTGATAAGTGACCTCGATGGCGATGCCGAGCGGAGTGAAGACCGGGACCGCCGAGACGATGGTGACCGGATTCGGCGGGCCGGGCAGCGCCGCGCCGGGCACTTGAGGGATATTCAGCGTGACGTGCGGGCTGTTCACCTTGTCGAGCGGCACGTCATAGGCGCGAGAGGCCGGACAGACGTAGATCGTCCAGTCTTCGGCGCCAGCGAGCGGCCCCGGCAAGGTGACCGCACATTGACCGTAGCGGGCGGGCCGCCCGGCGTTGGGATCGCCGAGATAATCGAAGCGCCCCATGTGCCGCTCCTTGCCGTCGCCCGGAACGACATAGACGTTCACCGCCGCAAAGATATCGATGGGGTCGGGCGGGTCGTAGGTGATCTTGATGGTGGTGTCGAAGTCGGTTTGCGTGACTTCGGTCAGGAACGGCTGCCCGCTGATCGGCACCACGTCGTTCGGCACCAGCGAATGGACTTCCTCGACGGGCGGCGGCTCTGCGGGCACGTCGGCGGGCTTCGGACCGGCTACGAGGTCATACATCGAGTCAGTGGTGGTGCGCCCCTGGATGTCGATCGAATAGTCGCTGTTCAGCCGCCAGCCGATGACGCGGAACTCGCCCGCGCCGCCGGGCATGTCGGGATGAGTCAGCGAGCACACCATGCCGGGCTCGGTGTTGAGGGCCAGGACGGTGGTGCGGAATGCGATCTGCCGCGCGGCCTTCCACTCGGCCGGCGTGATGCCGCCCAATTCTTCGCGCAGGCGCACGGTGATGATCCGGGCGGCTTGGGACTTGGAGGCCGTTCCTGAGAGATTGACGGTGGACTTCAGAAACAACGGTCCGGCGCCGCCGCCCAGTAGCTCGGCGTGGTCCGCGTCGTAGAGCGCAATCGAGTTAGCGGCGAAGTCGAACTCCTCGTCGGCGAAGTTGGCCGTCAGGTGGTTGAAACCTGGCTTGAGCGGCGCGAGCTGGAGGCTCCGGAACAGGATGTTGCCCTCGGTGAACGCCTCCGCGGCCGAGGAGTTCACGCGCACGCCGAGCTTGAGCTTGCCGTTGGCAAACGTGTAGTAGCCCAGGCAGTTCATGAGCACTTCCTGGAGCCAGTCGCGCAGGGGCTTCTCCTCCTGGAGCACGCCGCGGAACTTGAACTGGGCCTCGTAGCCAGAGCCGACGAGCTTCGGCACTTGCTCATTGCAGATGGCCGCCGCGGCCACTGCGGCGTTCACGTCAAACAGCGTCTCGGCGAAGTCAAGCTGCTGCGGCGTGGCGTTCTGGCCGAACCGCAGGCCACGGGCGCGCAGCACCATGTTGACGGCGACCCAGATGGGATTGGTCAGCGCCGTTTGCCAGTAGCGGCTGCCGGGTGCGCTCCATACCCAGCCGCCGAGACCCTGCGCCACCACGGCCTGGATCTCGTGCTCGGTGGGCCGCGAAAGCTGTAGCCCCTTGGCGTCGGCCCGGCGGATCATCACGAACGCCGTGCCGGCGGCGCGCTCGACCGGGTTATCCGTGTCGATCCCGAATGGAGTGGGATTCGGGTCTGCGCCAAGACTTGTCATCAGGCCGAGCGGGCCGGGGTAACCGTGATGGTATTGCCCGTCTAGCTTGTGGCCCGTGCCGAAAGCTCCGATCGGGCCTTCGCCCACGATGCCCAGGGCAGCGTAGAAATCGCTCTCGTCGCGGCCCATCGCGACCTTAGCGTTCACGGGCAGCGGCGAATCGGTGTAGATCTCGGGCACGACCTGGTCATAGATCGAGTCGGCCACAAGCGAGACCGACGTGAGCGTCGAGCGCCCGAACCCCCAGACGCCAGTCGAGTTGTCCTTGATGCGCACGCCTTGGGGCTTGGCGATGATGCCGCCGAAGTAGTTGTCCATGCCGTGCGTGCGGCAGCCGTTCGGCGTATCGAAGCCTTTATCGCAGGACGTGTCGGGACCTGAATATGGGCAGGCTTGCCCCTTGAACTGCTTCCAGCATGTGCGCGAGATCTTGCGCGTGGGGTAGGGCAGGTTCAGCTCGTAGAGCCCGTCCGCTGCAGTGATGCGGAATTCCGGACCCTGGTCGCAGGACCAGTTGACGACGTTGCCCTTCCACAGGTCGAGCTTGATCCCGGTGCCGACATGGAAGAGGCTGAATGCGATCTCGGCGCGGAATAGGTCAACGTCGTTGGCGAGGTCCCGCATCACGCGGTCGGCGTTGCCGAAGGTGAATTGCGCCTCGTCGGATTCGTTGCCGATCGACTGCGAGATGCCGTCGAACTCCAGGAGCCGCGCCTGGTAGAGTTGGCCGCCGATGGTCGAGCGGCGGTCAGAGACATGGACCGCGGGGTAACCGGGTTCGAGTGGCTGGATACGAACGAGCGGGATGATCTCCTGGACCTGGGAGAGCAGCGCGGTCTGGAGTGCGGCGGGCGGGAAGCGATTGACGGTCTGGTTGAGCGCGTACTCGGGCGTGGTCTGCGGGATTTCGATGAGGGTCACGCCGAGCGAGCAGGCCCAATCGGCGACCATCTCCCAGGAGAGCGGCTCGTTGGCGAAGCGGCAGATGACGGGCGTGGTCCCGACGCCGTCATCGTTCGGGACGTTGTAGGTGAATGCGCCGTAGGGACCGTACTTCCACTCCCAGAAGTCGCGCAGGGCGACGCGCTCGGCGTCGCGGAGCCACTGCTTCCGAATCGTGAATCGCCGCGCCCTGGTTCCGAGAAGGAATCGCTGTTCGACTTTTGAGTTGCCGCTGCCGAACTGGTGCACGGCGACCTCATGGTCGCGGCGCACCTCGAGCGGGTAATCGGGAACAAGAGGGAATGTTCCTGAGGGCGTGATCTCGGGAACCTGGATATTTCCGATATAGTCAGGCAAGCTCTACCACCTCGAGGCTCACATCCGCCCGGCCAAGGCCGACCGATTGACTCCACTCGCCGGTGAATCGAACCGTGTAGCGGCCCGCGGTGGCCTGCCCTGTCGGGTCCTGTGAGAATTTCGGGCTGGTCTCATAGGGGTCATAAAAATAGAAGGGTTCGGTCGATCCTCTGCGAGCGTTGTAGAAGTCGAGCATCGCCACAAGCTGTGCCGACGTGATCCGCTTGGCTAGCCGCCAGCGTTTCCGGCTGTTGGTTGCCTGAACCGATCGCTGAGATTCGCCGTTGCGGTACTCGTTGTCGAGGACGGGATACTCTCGCTCGTGGACGAACGCTCGAGACAGGCTCGCCGGCAGCACCGTCAGCGGCGCCGCATTCTGTACCGAGCCGGGCATCAGGCCGTCACCAGGTCGATGAATCTTTGGTCTGGGCGAGCGCGGAGTTTGCGAGCCACGAAGCGGGCATAGTTCGCCGGATGGTTCCCATCGGCAGACGGCGCGTAAACGCGAAACATCTCTTCGGCCGTCGGCGGCTTGCCCTGCGTGTAGCGCCCATCCAGATACTGCCCAATCAAAACGCGCAGGACGCGCCATCCTTCCTCAAGGGCGCGGCGGCTTAGTTCCTCGTGCGAAGCTCCGGGAAAGCGCTCCGATGCCCAGGCGACGAAGTCCACGTAGCCCTTCGAGGTCGGGTAGGGCTTGCCGCTCCGGTCCCGCCACTGGCGGAGGTTGCCCGGATTCGCGTTGCGCTGGGCGAGGGTCGGCGGCGCAGCCGTGCGATAGAATCCCTCCATCTCGGCAATGGCCTGGGCGATCTTATCGATGAGTTCATTCCTGGTCATGACACGATCAATCCGGGGCTGAGTTGCAAGCCGGTCAGCTCGCGGCGGCCGGCGTTCTGCTTGGTTGCCGCTATTGTTGCCGACTGCACGGCGCGGGGATTCTCGACCACCACGCGCACCGTTTCCTTCTCGAAGAACTCTTTCGCGCCGGGCACGGTGATGTTGATCACCGTGGGCGCGGCGGCAGATGGCGTACCGCGTCCGATCTGGTCAAACGCAAGGCCGCTGCTGCTCGGCTGGAACAGCGCGCCGCCTCGCTCAACGAGCGACACGGGCTTGACCGTGGCCGGAAGCCCGGAGGTGCTCTGGCCTGTGGAAAGCGCGTAGAGTTCGACCAAGTCACGGACCTGCTGGCTCCGGATGGCCATGTCGAGGTTGCCGCCGAAGCCTTGTTTGGCGATGTTCACGATCTCGGCAAGGATGTTCTTCTCGCGGATGTCGACGCCGTAGGTCGCTTTGATCTTCTCGCGGGCATTTTCCTGCGCGCCTTTCACGAACAGGCGCACGAGCCCGGCCACGGCGCCCACTCCAGCGCCGATAGCCGCCCCAAACGGGCCGCCGTACTTGAATCCGATCATCGCGCCGCCAGCGGTGGTCATGGCGAGACCGGAGACGCCGCCGCGCTGAAGGCCCATCATCGCCAATAGGCTGCCTCCCAGGACTGCGGCAGGAGAATGCCCGATGGCAGAAAGCTTCTGAGCGAAGGTCGCTGCCTGCCACGTGGTCGCGATGCCTGGGCCAAGAGGCACGCTGCCGCCAATGCCCAAGAACGACTTGATGCCGGCCAGGTAACTGGCGCCTGCCGCGCCCAGGTTGACCCAAGGCGCGCCGCCGCCGACAGAGCCGCCACCCCCCATCACCACCGGTCCCGCGAAGCCGCTCGTGCCGCCCGGCGCGCCCGGAATGCCAAACCCTCCAAGCGCCACACCGGTGCTTCCAAACACCGGCACGGCGCCGACGCCAAGCACTCCGCCCAGCCTGCCGAGCACGCCGCCGCCGGAAGCGCCTCCACTGGCCAGCGAGACGCGCGTACCGGTGAACAACTGCATCAGCATCGCGGCCACGCGGCTCGTAACGACGTCTTTGATCGCGGTGAGCAGCGCGGTCTTGAGCGAATTGCCGATGGCCGACCAGATGGATTGCGACTTGGTGAGCAGCGCGTCGAAGACCCCTTCGGCCTGTCGCTTGAAGGAATCGAAGATCCGCTGGTTCTGGTCGCGAATCAGTTGCGCTTGGCGGATCGCCGCCGTCTCGCGTGCGCCCTGGATTGCGGCGTCAGTGGCTTCCTGCTGGAACCGCCGGATCTCATCCCGCTGCGCGGTGAGTTCGGCGATCCGCGCCTGGATTTCGTCAGCCCGGTAGCCGAGTCGCCTCAAGTTCGCCTCTTCCTCGATGACCATCCGCGTGGTTTCAAGGTCAAACAGGCGCATGCGGATCTCGTGGACCCGCGTGAGGTACTCGACTTCGATCGCCGCCTTGCGTTGCTCGACGGCCAGCTTCTGCTCGAGGCTCTGCGCGTTCGTGGCATTGAGTGCCCGCAGTTGGGCCTCACGCACAATCCCGGCGCGCTGTTCCTCGATCCCGAGCATCTGTTCGAGGTGATCGAGGTTCCGCTCCGAGATCTCTTCGTTGTAGGCCAACCGTTGAGCGAAGACGTGCGCGTCGAGTTCCATCCGCCGCCGCGCGGCCTCCTCTTCTGCGGCCAAATACTCGGTGAGGTTCTTGCGGTTGGTCTCCTGCACCCCTTTCTGCCAGTTGGCCAGACGCACACGCAGTTCGGCGATGACGTTTTCCCAGGCCTTGCGCGTGAGAGCGATCCGCTGCTCGTTGCCCCGCTCATCGACGAAGGTGGTCCACTTGCGGATCTGCTCCTGGACCTCGGCCGTGTCCCGGGCGAAGCCGGTGAGCCCACGCCGGCGTGCTTCTTCGATCGCCCGTGCACTCTCGCGCTCCACCTCCAACTGGCGCTTCCGGATCTCGGCGGCGCGCTTCAGTGCTTCGAGGTCGGGTTCCTGGGATTTCCGGATGGTCAGCTTCGGTCCTTCGGATTCGAACGGCTCCCCGCCAGGGAGCCACCGTTTGCCGGTGACGAGTTCGCGGATCTGGTCATCGGTCATCCCTTGCTTGCGGAGGGCGTCAACGCTCGTCTTGCCGCTCAGCAGGTCGTCCCGCAGCGCCTTCCGCTGCATGTCGTCGAACCGAGCCTGAAGTTGATCCTGCGTGTCCTTCCACTGCGAGTAGATGGCAAAGCCCGCGCCAACGACGCCGACCGCAAGCAGCGCATAAGGGTTGATACTTGCGAGATGGAGCGCCGCGATCGACTTCGCGAGCGCCATGATCTTGTCGGCCAGGGCGTAGGTGGCCAAGGCCCCGGAGACCCACAGCGCCACCTCGCCGAACTTCTGGAGCAGATCGGTGTTCTCGCGCAGCCAGCCCACCAGGCCGCGCAGGTTGCCAATCAGCGCCTTGAAGTCATCCTGGAACTTCGCGCCGATGTCCTCACGCAGGTTGTTGAACTCCCGCCGCAGCGCGCCGAGTTGGCCTTCGACGGTCTGCGAGGCCGCTGCATGCGCGCCTTGAATCTTCGCGCCTTCGCGCATGACGGCGTTGTAGCGGAGTTGCTTCTCCTCCGTCTCAGTCAGGGCGCGGCCGAGTTGAAGCTGTGCGATCTGCGTCTCTTTCGGGAAGTCGACGAACAGACCCAGCGTACGGAGACCGCGCGAGGCGCCCGACTCGATCGCCATCACGATCGACTCGAGGGCTTCGCCGGCCGTGATGTTCTGGACCGCGGCGGCGTCCTTGGCGAGCTTGGCCAGACCCTGTGCCTTCGAGAGTTCCAGATCGGCCACGATCAGCCGCTGAACGGCATGCGCCGCCTCGGTGTACTCGAAGCCGATCTCTTCGATCGCCGAGACCTGCTTGGCCGCCGTAGCCGCTCCCACGCCGTGGGCATTGGCCAGTGCCTTGAGTGAGGCTTCCGCCTTCGCGTTCTCAGCCGCCATCATGACCGAGCCGACAGTAAAATCCTTGGCCCAGGCGAGTGCGCTCTTGATGGCGTCGGCCAGCAGGTTTCCGGCCGTAGCGCCCTTCACCATGGCTGCCGTCATGCCGTCGATCCCCTGGGCCGCGCCCCGGGCACTCTTCGCCGCCGCGGCCTCCATGCTCGAAAGGCTCGCGTTGACGCTCTTGATGGACGCATTGGCCCGGTTCGCGTCCACTTCCACGA